GTCCGCAATTGTCATGGGACGAACAAAGGGTTGGAAAACGGCTTTGACGTTGCCGTTTCCCTTAACACCCTTTGTCCGTCTGACAGGACAATAAGCGCCCTCGGCGTTTCCCTAGAAAGGAGTATGCAATGAAAGTAAAGTTTTTCTTGCCGATGATGATTCCGTCGGCGACTCACCAGGAAAAGAAAATTATGATAGTAAACGGTAAGCCTGTCGTGTATGAGCCTCAGAACGTAAAAGACGCCCGCCAGAAGTTTATGGCAGCCCTTGCCCCTTACGCTCCTAAAGCTCCGTTTACGGGTCCTGTCAGGCTTTCGACGACGTGGATATATTTAGCGACTAACGCTCACCCTGTAAAAAGTTGGAAAACGACAAAGCCCGATACGGACAATTTGGTAAAGCTCTTAAAAGACGTGATGACGGATTTGGGCTTTTGGACAGATGATGCTCTTGTCGCTTGTGAAGAAATTCAAAAATTTTACCTCGATAAGCCCGGACTTTATATCGAGATAGAGGAACTTACCAATGGCTAATCAAGAGGTCGTAAAACGAGCCAGAAGTGCCTTTAAGGAGATTCTAAATGAAATGGAACACCCCCAGTTTGATTTACTCAGACGTGATCCTGAAATTAAGAACCTCGTCGAACGCCTTGTTCGCAAAGTGGAAGAGGCCCGTAATCCGAAAAGCTGGCCGATTGAAGAATATCACGACGACTATGAGAAAAAGCACCCGGAAGACAGTAATCTATGGGTATGGCTATTTCTACATGCAGCCTTCATTAACTCCGAACTTGCCGATGTGCTTTGTTTTCTTCGTGGTCGTGGCTGCGTGCTTATCCCCGATGACCGTTTCGGGTATGTTATTCGTCCTGTTATTGGTAAGGACGGATTCAAAAGCCAGGAAGAATACAACCAAATCAAGGAGCCGCTGGCTGATTACGGAGAACCCCTGGTTAAGTTACTAAAGAAAATGAAAGCCTTAGTTGACTGCGGCAATATCTTACCGCAAAAAGAATTACAACAAACGACACTGAAAGGAGAATCATAATGACCAATATCGCAAGAAACCCTATTAACGGACAAGTTGACCCGGAAGACACTGCCGTGTTACTGGCTAATATATCTGCGGATTTGGCAAAAGTCCGTGAGACCGTGTACAGAGATAATGAAATGGATATGGACTGCAAAGACATGGCGCTTAGTGCAATTGATGCGGCCTTTCGAGAGTTAGACCGAGCATATAGTTATCTCGAAGAGTAGGAGGTACGGCATGAATGCAAAAGAGTATCTTGAATACGTCCGCAGTCTTGAAGTTAGGCTGCGGATGAAAGAAGAACGGATCGCTCAGCTTCAGCATGATATATGCAGCCTTCAAGCCTTGGATTACGCTAAAGATAAAATTACTGGCGGTAGCCCCATAGATGTGTCCGACAAGATTGCCCGCCTGGACGAACTTATTCGGGATACTAATCGTGAGTGGGATGAGCTGATAGAAATGCGTGAACAAGCAAAGACCCTTATAGCAAAGCTTGAAAGTGCCACTCAGCAAGAAGTGTTAACTAAGCGGTACATTCAGAATAAACGGTGGGAACAAATTGCTGTTGAGATGAATATCACTTGGCGACATACCTTCCGAATTCATCGTGCGGCACTAGAGGAGTTTTCTCAGAAGATGGCATTAAATGTCAGTATATTGACATGATATGATGTAGAAGTAAAAAGTGCGGAAAATGCTACGCACTTAATCACAAGTAGTTTTATTTGCAGCCGAGGCGGCGTCCGTTAGGGCGTCGCTTTTGCGTTGTGGACGCGAGCTATTATCTCGAATTTATGGTACTATGGATTCGAGGTGATGAATGTGGAATATGATGCTCTTTCAAAAAATATTGAACGGTTAAAAGCGGCTGGGGTACGTACATTGTCAATACAAGATATAGAAGACCTGATTGTTGAAGCAACAAAAGTTAATCGAAAAATAGATGACTTGGAACTTCGCAAAATGGAAATGGAGCATCAAAGGCGCATGACTTCTATAGAAGCCGGGACAAAAGTTCAAGCTGAACACTTAAAAGCTATTATTTCTTTTGCAAACGCAACTCTTAAAAGTATCCTCCTAATTAATGGGGGAGCAATAGTTGCCTTCATTGCATTTCTTAGTAATAATTTGAGATTCGTAGAAACAGATCCCCTATTGGCAGGACTATATGTGCATCTTTGGAAGGCTTTGGTCATGTTTGGTTCGGGCGCGGTGGCGGCTAGCCTTTGCTATGGGGCGTCTTACATAAGTCAGTCTGCATTTGCTCAAGAATATGAACAGGGGTTGGTTAGCCAAGGAGATGATTGTTCTAATGAACCCAAAGGCTGGATAACGGGAAATATGGCTAGAAATGTGGCGATAGCGATATGTGTTATTGCGTACGGGTTAACCTTTGGGGGAATTTATTTTTGCGCAGAGGGGCTCAACATTTTTAATTAAAATATAAGTTATATTTCAGGACGTCCTAATAGGGCGTCCTTTTTACGTGCCTGTATTTGGAGGCTTTATGACGTGTAAAACGGAAATTCAGTGCTGCCGACACTCTTGCTTAAATAATTCTAAAGGATTTTGCTCTGCTAACAAAATACATATCGGCGGAACCGGCACGTGTAAATGTTTCGTTGCAGCCAAACACGTTATGAATCGTTCTAAATACGGCACGCAAAGGAGGTGACGATAGCGGTTACATGTTGAATAAGAGACAAGAAAAATTCTGTATCGAGTATCTGGTGGATTTAAATGCGACTCAGGCCGCTATCCGAGCCGGATATAGTGAGTTAACTGCTTATTCGATTGGTTCACGACTGTTGAAGAAAGTTGAAATTAAAAACCGTGTCAAAGAACTACAAGACGAGTTCTTTAGAGACCGAATCATGAGCATCGCAGAAGTCGAGGGTCGACTGGCGGCATTGGCTCGGGGTGAGGTTAAAGAAGAAGTCGTTGTGGTTGAGGGTACGGGAGAAGGATGCAGCCGTGCACGAATTATTAAAAAGCATGTTGACGCCAGGGCACAGCTAAAGGCTTTAGAGCTTATCGGTAAACGAAACAATTTGTTTAGCGCCGATACAGCTATTGAAGTCAACCCGATTATGATTGTCGGTGGTGATGACGTTGCAGACTAATTACGACGTCGTGAATATTGCCGATATAGTAGGGAAGGGTTATGGTGAGTTTTGGAGGTTTAAAGGCCGCTACAAAGTAGTTAAGGGGAGTCGTGCCAGTAAGAAATCATCCACGCAGTCATTACGAGTTATATATGAGATTGTGAGCAATCCTGTTATTAATTGGCTTGTAGTGCGCAAGACGGAGCGAACGCTTCGGGATAGCTGTTTTGCACAGCTTAAATGGGCCATGCGAAGGCTGCACGTTGAAAAGTATTTTAGGTGTAGCGTATCGCCGTTAGAGATTACTTACATTCCTACAGGACAGAAAATCCTGTTTAGGGGTCTTGACGATCCGCTGAAAGTTACGTCCATTACCGTCGATTCAGGTTGCTTGTGTAGACTCTGGATTGAGGAAGCGTATGAGATAACAAAAGAGGATGACTTTAACCGACTTGATGAAAGCATTCGTGGGCAATTGCCCGAAGGGATGTATCATCAGGTCGTTTTAACGTTCAATCCTTGGTCTGATAGGCACTGGTTGAAGAAACGGTTCTTCGATACGCCCAACCCGAACGTACTGGCAATGACAACGAATTATCGATGTAATGAGTTCTTAAGTAAGTCGGATTTAGTCCTGTTTGAAGAAATGAAGAAGAACCCAAGACGCTATGCCGTTGCCGGCGAGGGTGATTGGGGTGTTGTTGATGGGCTTGTATATGAAAACTGGAAGGAACAAGTGTTTGACTGTGATGAAATTAGAAATCAAGAAGGGGTAGAGGCTGCCTTTGGTTTGGACTTCGGGTATACGACAGATCCCGCTGCACTATTCTGTTCAGTGGTGAATCAGAAGAATAAAAAAATATATGTGTTCGATGAGCTATATCAAACAGGGCTAACCAATCAGCAATTAGCTAAGCGCATCGAAAGTATGGGCTATGCTAAAGAGCGAATACGGGCCGACGCAGCCGAGCCTAAGAGTATTGAAGAATTGTACCAGGCAGGGATAACCCGAATTGTAAAATCCCGAAAGGGTAAGGACAGTATATTAAATGGGATCCAGAGAATACAAAACTACGAGCTAATAATTCACCCTAGGTGTGTGAACTTCTTACAAGAAATAAGTGTGTATCAATGGGCTAAAGACCGCTTTGACAGATATACGGGGAAGCCGGAAGACAATAACAATCACTTAATGGATGCTATGCGGTATGCCTGTGAAGATATTGGGGTAGAACGGTTCTCTTTTGATTTGGGGGTATAGAATGTTTTGGACTGACATAATAAATCGAGCGTTGCGTGATAATGCACCGATGAATAAGCGGCAGTTTTTAAGCCGTGAGTTACAAAAGTGGATGAGCAGCAAGGAACGCAAGGCTATGATAACAGGCCGCCAATATTACCAAGGCGAGCAGGATATATTACGTAAAACTCGAGCCGTAACTGACACAGGCGGCAAAACAGTGGTGCTGGCCAATTTGCCTAACAATAAGATTGTGGACAATCGTTTCGATGACCTTGTTGATCAGAAAGTGAATTACTTACTGGCAAAACCGTTCGTCGTAGAAACAGACGACGAGGACATAAAAGACGTCTTTACACCGAGTGTGCGGCGTAAGCTCAAGAGTGTAGGGAAAGACATGTTGACCGGTGGCGTTGGGTATCTGCATCCGTATATCGACGAATCAGGGGCATTGCAGTTTAAGCGTATGAAGCCTGAGCAGGTGTTGCCGTTCTGGAGCGATGAAGAACGAGAACGCCTTGATGCCTTTGCTTATGTATACGAGATTGACGTGTATGAGGGAATTATGGACCGCAGAATGACCAAGGTTGAATTTTACGACCGTACGGGCGTTCAGTATTACGTGTATGAAAATGGTAGTCTTGCCGATGACCGAGACCGTGAAAGCACGGCGAATTTTGCCATTGATGACAAGCCGTATAACTGGAATAACGTGCCGCTTATCGCCTTTCGCATGAATGAAGAAGAGCAGCCGTTAATTGCTAAAGTGAAGAGCTTGCAGGACGCACTCAATACGATGTTGTCGAACTACGCCGACAATATGCAGGAAGACATCCGCAGTACTATACTCATCATCAAGAACTACGACGGTACCGAGCTTGATAGCTTTCGGGCTAACCTAGCACAGTACGGAGCAATAAAGGTCCGGACAGTCGACGGGGTAGAAGGTGGCGTGGAAGCTCTTCATATTGAGGTAAACGCTAGTAATTATGAGGTCATTATTAAGTTACTCAAAAAGGCGATAATCGAGAATGGCAGAGGGTTCGATAGTAGAGATGATCGCATGAGTAACAACCCGAATCAGATGAACATAACGTCGATGTATTCGGATATTGACCTCGACGCCAACGAAATGGAAATGGGCATTCGTGAAGGGCTCGACCGGATGTTGTGGTTCGTCAATACCTATAGGGGCTTAAGCGGCAAAAAGGCTGTTGAGGATGTGGAATTTACGTTTAATCGTGACCTTCCGATGAATGAGGGCGATATTATTACGAATTGCCGCAACTCCGTAGGCGTTATCAGCAATGAAACCATTCTCACTAATCACCCGTGGGTTAAAGACGTGGCCGAAGAAATGAAGCAGTTAGAGGCCGAAAAGGCGACAAACGAACCCGATTATATAGGTGATGGCCATGCCGAGTAATTACTGGGAGAAGCGATACGAAGACGAATCCGAACGAGCCTTTTGGCTTGGTAAGATGACAAGCCGAAACTTGCGGAAACAGGCCGATATAATCATCAGGCGCATGGAGAAGAACGTAAATGACTGGTATCAGCGGTATGCCGATGAGAACGGTATAAGCCTTGCCGATGCTCGTAAAGAGTTAAATGCGAGGGAGTTAAAGGCCTTCAAGATGACGCTTGAAGAATATCGCCGACAGGCCGAGCAAGAGGGACTATCGGATGAGTATAAGCAAATGTTAAAGCAGGCATCTATACGCAAGCGACTCGACCGTGAGCAGGAGTTATATATCAACACAGTTCATGAGCTTGAACGGTGGGCAAAGACTCAAGATACTGATATATCGGACCTACTGAATAAGGTATATGAAAGTACGAATTATCGTACTGCACATTTAACGCAGACAATGAAGGGTGAGTATGGTAAATATGGCCAAGTAGATCCGAACACTGTACAGCGCATTATTCATTCGCCGTGGGCGCCTGACGGCAAAGACTTCTCCGAACGCATATGGGACAACCGTAAGAAGTTGGCTAAGACAATGCAAAGCGAATTTACACAGGCGATGATAATAGGCCAAGGCACGGCCGATATATCAAAGGCCATTGTAAAAAATATGAACACGTCGTATAGCAACGCAAACAGACTGGTCGAAACGGAGCTCGCACGGGTACATTCACAAGCGTTCATGGACTGCATGGCCGAACTTGACGTTGACGCTGTGGAGATATTGGCCACACTCGACAGCAAGACAAGCCCTATCTGTCGTCGTATGGACGGTAAAATCGTACAACGTAAGGATGCAAAACCCGGCATTACGATACCGCCGTTTCACTGTCATTGTAGAAGTACGACGGTTCCGTATTTAGGCGATGACCTTGCCGATATTGCCGGAAACGGAACAAGGGCCGCAAGGGATCCGAAGACGGGTAAAACAGTATTCGTTGAGGGTGAACTCAATTATGGTGAGTGGGAAAAGCGGTATATAAGCGAAAGTCGCATAGACGATGGGAGAAAAATTACGCCGCCCAACGAGAGTAAAACCTCACAGGCACATGTAAAGCAAATGGGAAGTTATGAGGCGGGGATTGAAAATGCATACCAAAAGGCCTTGTCTCATGGTAAGAGAACCGGAACCGAGGGGCTATTTTGGAGAGATAAAAAAGGAGACGTGGCGTATCCTGATTTAAGCGGAGATAGTAGTTCGGTTGTATTTCCTCCTGAATTGGTGCGATTTTTAGAGAAGCTCCCCGCAAAATCAGTGGATTGCGTTCATAATCATCCACGCAGCTCGTCCTTTTCGCCCGACGACTTAATCGTTATGTGTGATTTCGAGAGTATTGACAAGATGCTTGTGATTGGGCATAATGGAATTAAATACAAGGTATCCATAGGTACTGGAGACCGCCCCTACCCAGCCGAAATTAAGGCGATATACGAACAAGTAAAATGGGAGTATAAAGGGTTCTACGAACGGATGACTGCGGCAGGGTTTAGCGAGCAAGCGATATGGCAAGCTATTAGTCATAAAATCACTACAAGGATGGCTGAAAAATACGGGTGGGAATATGAAAGAACAAAACCAAAAAAATAAAAAACAAGTAAAGGTAGAAATGTGGCCTGGAGAAATGCCTTGTCCCTACGGTAATACGAAAGAGTACCGTGAATGGGAAGAACGAAGCAAGACGTTTGAAAAGTATATTAATGAGATTCGCAAAGCCTAAAGCACCTATCTAAATAGGTGCTTTTTTAGAATAGGTATACTAATTACAGTAAAACCAAGAGTCCGAAAACCGCATTAACGCAGGTGCTTGAGGAGTTGCAGGAAGGAGGGGTTATAAATTATGTCGAAGCAGGATAAACAGCACGAATACTTATTGCAAGATGACAGCAGATGCGTTCGTGACATGGAAAACTGGAAACCGAGCGGATTAAGCCCCGAGGAAATCGAAGAAACAACCGCGCAGGCGTTTGCGGAGTTTGATGCAGCGATTGACAGAGCTTACGGCAAGGCCTAAAGCACCTATTTATGTAGGTGCTTTTTTAGTGCGAGAAAGAGGTAATGCGATGAGAAAGCTATTTAAAAGCACGGTGATTAACAAGGCTACATTGTTAGGGGAAAGCGTAACCAACAGATATGCACTAGCAAAATGCACGGCGCGCCTCGAATGGCATAAGGTTATGGATGATGTACCGGCATTAGGGAACAAGCGAATCACAAAATGTTATCATGTTGCTTTAGTTGTTACTTATGAGCATCATGACGTAAAAGATTTACCACTAGAGCGACTACAGTCCTTTAGAATTGTGGGAGAAGTAAAAGATCGTCATGATATAATCCAAGACGTAAATATTGGGTACTTAAAATTAATAGACGATGAGTTAAATTTAATTGAAGACGGTACGTGCATGTTTGAGTTGTGTTGCACGCAGGATGAAATTAAAGAACTTATGAACTTGTATAATTAAATATTTCAGCACTCACAATCGTGGGTGCTTTTTTCATGCCTTTTTAGTATTGCAGGCGAAAAAGAACAAGACCGTAACGAGTGGTGTAGCACTCGAAAATAAAGCGTAACAGGAAGGAGTCATAAGGATGACAAAAGAAGAATTAAAGGCGTTAGGCGTAACGGACGAAGCTGCGGATAAGATTGTGGAAGATTACGGGAAAAATTACGTATCGAAAACACAATTCAACGCAACAAACGAAGAGAAGAAGGCAGCCAAAACGGAACTGGCACAAATCAAAACGGAGTTGGACGGCTTGAAAGAGAAAGCCAAAGGCAACGAGGATTTGAGTAAACAAATTGAAGACCTTAAAAAGCAAAGCGAAGCCCGTGAACAAGAGTATGCACAGAAGGTAAAAAACATGGAAATTGACGGGATTGTCGACCGTGCTTTATTAACGGCAAAGGCCAAGAGCGTAAAGGCCGTGCGTGCCCTGCTCGACCTTAATGGCGCAGAGGTCGAGGACGGGAAAATTAAGGGCCTCGATAAGCAGATTGAGAAGCTCGTAACGGAAGCCGGGTATCTCTTCGGCGACGATAAGCCGAACGTCAAAGGGGCAACGCCTGGAACCCCTGGCGGCAACAAGCCGAACGGAGGCGTAACGAAAGAACAATTCAACAAAATGTCGTATGGTGAACGAGTCAAGTTATACAACGAGGATAAAGAACTGTACGACCAGTTAACGAACGGAGGAGAATAACAACATGCCTACAAGTGCAAACGCAACAAAATTAGCAAGCCTTGTCAATCCCGAGGTTATGGGGGATATGATTGCGGCCGGATTGCCGAAAGCAATTAAATTTACGCAGATTTGTAAAATTGATAATACTCTTGAAGGTCGTCCCGGTAGCACTATCACGATTCCGGCATTTAAGTACATTGGCGATGCACAGGACGTGGCCGAAGGTGCTGCAATCGACGTTTCTAAGCTCGAAGCAAGCACGGCCAAAGTATCCGTAAAGAAAGTCGGTAAAGCAGCAGAAATTACAGACGAAGCGGCTTTGTCCGGATACGGCGACCCGGTCGGCGAAACACAGCGTCAGCTGTTGATGTCTATCGCAAGCAAGGTCGATGAAGATATTGTAACGGCGTTAGGAACAACAACGCTTACGGTTGCGGATACGAATGAAATCTCGTATGACGGAATCGTAAATGGTGTCGATAAATTCGCAGAAGAAAGCGACGTATCCAAGGTGCTGTTCATTCATCCCGAACAGTTGTCGAAAATCCGTAAGGACCCGGCTTTTATTGATAAGACTAAATACGGCGGTGATTTGATGATGACCGGAGCAATCGGATCTATTTGCGGTTGTGAAGTCGTTGTATCTCGTCGTGTACCGAAAGCCGGCGGCAACTTTACCAATTTCATGGTACAGATGAGTGCGGCAGCAACAGACGGACAGCCCGTAATGCCGGCAGTGACGATTTACGTTAAGAAAGCCGCAGACGTTGAAACGGACCGGGATATTTTGGCCAAGACAACGGTTATTTCGGCGGCAGAACATTACGCAGTAGGCTTAACGAATCCGGCGAAAGTCTTAAAGATGACGTTTAAAGCCGTATAACACAAGGAGGGTTATCAAATGGGTATGCTTATTAGGCGGCACCGAGAAGCGGCCGCAGATATTGACATGGAGCAGTCGGAAGTGATGAACACCGAGAGCGTGGACGTTCAGGCGGAAGAGCCTTTGACGGAAGAAGTGCAGGCCGATGAAGATGCACAAGCCACTCAAGTAAAGACGACAAAAAAAGCAAATCAAAAGAAGGCCCAGGCCGATGAATAAGTACGCTGAGAAGGTTATCACGCTTGCCGAAGATTTGACCGGATGCCCGGATGTCGCTGCTTTTGAAACCTCGATTGATTTTATTTCCGAGGTTGTCGAACGGAGCATACTCAACGATATAAATCAGGCAGAGATTCCCGTCGGGCTTGAGCGAGTCGTCATATATCGAACACTTGGAGAGCTGATCAAAATACAGGGGAAAAATATTCTTGGGGATGTCGATGACATGGCAAAATCAATCGAAATTGGCGACACGAAAATCGAGTTTAACGGCGAGCCTTTGTCCGTGCGTCTGACTACACTAGCAGATGCATTAACGAATTACGGCAAGGGGGAATTAGCGTGTTACCGACGGCTGAAATGGTAAGACGAGCGAGGCAACAGCTTGAAAAAATGTACGAGATGAGTGCGTTCGTGTATGCCGACGTGAGCAAGCAAGATGAAGCCACGGGCATCGTTACGTCTAAGCCGAAGAATACAGGCATATACCCTTGCCGTATATCGTATAAGACAAGCACGACCGGAACGGGTGAAGGGGTAGCATCCTTCACTCAGTCGATCGTGCTGTTTACATATCCGGATGCGAAGATTCCGAAGGGGTCACGCATCGCTGTATCGCACAACGAAGGGGTGACCTTGTACAAGGCGGCATCTACTCCGGCACAATACGATACTCATCAGGAAATTCAACTCGAATTACTGGAGAAGCGATAATGGCTAAGGTTGAATTTGATATAAGCGAGTTTGAGGATTTCTCCGCAAGACTTAAGAAGCTCGGGAACGCCACACAAGTACAAGGCGTTTTGCAGGCCGGTGTGAACAAAATGGCAGCGGCTTATATCCGTGAAGCGAAGAAAAACACGCCCGTTGGTAAACGCGGATCAGTCAAAGCTTTTGCCGGTAAGGATAGAAACGGGCAGGCAAAGTACATAACGTATCATTACAACACGCAACAGACACGGAATGCGTGGCGTGTGAACTCAGCGAAAGTTGTAGGAACGACAGCATTTGCAAGGGTGTATAACCTATCTAAATATGCATCGTTTTTGAACGACGGGCATCGACAGGAAGTTGGACGATACGTTCCGATGCTTGGCACTCCGATTGGCGGCGTGGTACACGGGGCAAGACTCAAGAAACCTTGGGTTGAGGGCTTGCACATGCAAGAGAAGGCTGAAAATTTCGTTGAACGTAACGGGAACAAGTTATTAAACAGTGCAATGAGGGGGTATCTACGTGAACTCGATAAGTAACATTATTACGGGTATTGCGACGGCCGTTCATAAGGAAACAGGGCGGCCGGTATACCTCGAATTCAAGGAGAACAGGGCAGAATTCCCGTGCTTTTATATTAGCCTAGTGAATTCGTCCGAGGATTTACACGTTTCTAGTCTGTACGACCGGACAAACGACTTCGAGATACTCTACTTTCTTAACGAAGAGGATTTACCCGAGGACGTGCGAGGCGAACTTCACGACGTGGGCGAACGACTGTATTCGGCGTTAGAGTACATAACGGTCGACGGCCAACTGATGAGAAGCAAAAAGCGTTCATATAAGATGACGGACGGCGTGATGCATTTCCTGTTGACCATGGAAGATATACGACGCAAAGCCGGGAAACGACAAGAGGCGATGCATCAATTCGGAATCACGGAAGGAGTTAAAAATGGAAACAGCGGCAAATAAAAACACAGAAGTCGCCGTAAAGGAAGAGCCGAAGAGCATCGTCGAACGGTTCGATAAGGTGACTATATTACAATCTGAACGATTTAAGCGGTATCGAGATATTCTTGATACTGTATTGAATTCCGGTCAGCTATACGGAGCGGACGAAGTGGACAAGGTGTTAAATGATGCACTTACACACCGGGTGCAAAAGTCCGTGAATGAATAAGGAGGGAACAACGTAATGGCATTAGGCGGCGGAACGTTCTTGTTCCATAATAAAGTTTTACCGGGTACGTATATTAATTTCGTATCGAAAGTACGGGCATCGGCAGAAGTATCTGACCGAGGGTTCGGGGCAATGATGCTTGAATTGGATTACGGCCCGTCGGGTACAGTATTCAGAGTCGATGCAGACGAATTCCAAAAGAACTGTATGCAGTATTTTGGGTATGATTACACGCATCCGAAAATGAAAGGCCTTAGAGATTTATTTACAGGCCTTAAAACGGGGTATTTCTATCGTCTTAATAGTGACGGTGCTGTCGCATCTTGCACGCTTGCCAAGGCAAAATATGCGGGTATTAGAGGCAATGCACTGGGGGTTTCGGTACAGTCAGATCCGGATAATTCCGGAGCTTTTATCGTCACAACGTACATGACGACAGATAACAATCGTCAGGCAGTGGCGAAACAGTCAGGCGTAAAGACGGCTGCGGACCTCGTCGACAATGAGTATTTGAAGTTTGAGAAGGCGGCTACATTGGCGGCTACTGCTTACACGGCCCTTACAGGCGGCACGAACGGAGCAGCCGTTACGACACAGAACTATCAGGACGGCCTGGAAATGCTTGAGCCGTACTATTTCAACGTGCTTGGTTATGCCGGTTCGGATGACGCTATCAAGGGCCTTTTAATCAACTTCACGCATCGTTGCAGAGTGCAGACGGGTGCGAAATTCCAGTTGGTTATCCACGGCAAACAGGGCGTTAATGACGAAGGCGTTATATCGGTACTCAATGACGTTACAGATAGTGGAGCGGAAAAAGGCAGTGCGGTATACTGGGTAACCGGTCAAGAAGCGTCGTGTGCAATTAATGAAACGGTCGGTAACCGTAAGTACACAGGCGAGTACACGATTAACACGAAGTACAAGCAATTCGAGTTGGAACAGGCGATTAAGAACGGAATGTTTATGTTCCATTCCGTAACGGATTCTGTGGGCGGCAACATCACGGGCGAAGTCCGAGTATTGAAGGACATTAACACGTTTACGGAATTCACGAAAGAAAAGAGCCGTGATTTTTCGCTCAACCAGGTTATCCGGGTACTCGACAACTGGGCTATCGATGCAGCACGCTTATTCAATAAGACGTATCTCGATAAGGTGCAAAACGATGAAGACGGCCGCAAAGCGTTGTGGGCTGATTTGGTTTATTTAGCCGAAGAATATCAGCGTGTGCGTGCGATTCAGAATTTCGACGATAAAGATATTCCTATTCCGTCACAAGGCGATAACAAGGAAGATGTTTTGGTCGACGTTCAATTACAGCCGACGGTTTCAATGGAAAAACTGTACATGACCGTCGTCGTAGCGTAAAGGAGGGAACACAATGCCGGATGCAATCAGAACAATGGAAGCGGCCGACGTAATCAGTGCCAAATTGGCCAACTGCTATATAATTGTTAGCAGCACTCGTAAATTGTTATTCCAGGCCAAGGACTTAAAGGCCACCGTTAAGAAGAACAAAAAGCAAGTGGCAATCCTGGGCCGGATGATGAAGGGCAACAAATCCACGTCGCTCGAAGGAAGCGGCAAACTGACGATTTACAAGAACACGTCGATTTTCGACGATATGATTGAAAACATGATGAAGAGCGGCACGGATACGTATTTCGATATGCAAGTAACGAACGAAGACCCGACCAGTCACGCCGGGTCACAAACAGTTATCTTGAAGGGATGCAATATCGACGAAGGTACCGTCGCTAACTTCAACGCAGACGGAGAATGGCTCGAAGACGAAATCAATTTCACGTTCGAGGACGTAAAATGGGCCACGAAGTTTAAAGAATTGGACGGAATGAAGGCATAGGGCCTTCATTCCTTTTCTTTTTATATGTGAACGAAAGGGGCAAAAAGAATGGCAGAAAATTTCAGTGCGTTTTTGAAAGAGAATGTAAAAATCGAAAGCGAAGTTGGGTATGTAGCGTCCGACCGATTCAAGGATGAAAACGGCAAGCCGATTGAATGGAAAATTAAAGTGCTGACGACCAAAGAACTCGATAGAATTCGTGACCGTCACACTAAAAAGGTACTTGTACCGGGTACCCGTGAATATAAAGAACGTTTCGATAACGAAGGATTCAATTCGGATCTGATTACCGAAACTATCGTATACCCGAATCTCGACGAAATCGAATTACAAAATTCCTGGGGTGCTAATGACCCGGGCGAACTGTTGAAGGTCATGTTATTACCCGGTGAATATGCCGATTTGGCTAGTGCCGTATCCGAGGCACAGGGATTTAAAGTCGGCCTCGACGATAAGATTAAAGAAGTAAAAAACTGATAAAGACGGACGACCCGGAAACCTCGTTTGCCTACTTGGCTTTCGTGAAGTACGGCATCAGGCCGAGGGCGTTCGTCAGCATGGACGAAAACGAAAAAGCCGCCGTAATCGCCTTTATGAATTATCACGTACAGGCCGAGAAAGCGGAAATGGCTAAAATCGGGAAGGGGTAGCACATGGCAACCATTAATAATTACATAAAGCTGTCGACGAACATTCCCGACGCAATGGACAGGGCAGCACAGGCTACCCGGAAAGCATCAAACGGTATGAATAACCTAAGCGACCGCATGAAGAAGGTTGCGAGCGGTTCAACGGCTATGAGTGAACGTATGGGCGGTGCGTTCCAAATGATGATTGGTAGCTTAGCAGCCAGTGCGATAACGACTGCGTTATCTACTATACAGAACGGCATCTCGTCGCTCATGGGAACGGCCGAAGAATACGCCGGGATACAAGCCCGTATGAATTTAGTTACGGGTAGTCAGCAGAACGCTATCATTCTGAATGAACGCATTTACCAATCGGCACAAAAGGCTAGAGGCGGTTATTTAGATATGGCTAACGCCGTATCACAGTTAGCTATGTCGGCCCATGATGCCTTTCCCGACCCGAGGGAAGCGGTCGACTTTATGGAAGGCGTTCAAAAGCTGTTTGTTATCGGCGGCAGTAGCAAGGAAGCACAGAAAAACGCCATGTTACAGTTAACGCAAGGCATGGCCTCCGGGCAGTTGCAAGGTGATGAATTCCGAAGCATCGCCGAGAACGCACCGCTTATCGAGAACATAATAGCCAAAACCATGGGCGTAAGTCGTGGAGAGCTTAAACAGTTAGCCGCCGAGGGTAAAGTTACCGCCGAGGTTATTAAGAAGGCTATCGGCGAGAATATGGAAGAAATCAACGCACAATTTGAAACGATGCCGAAGCGTTGGGGCGACCATTTTACAATGATACAGAACAGAGCGTTAAAAGCGTTCACGCCTGTATTTGAAGGCATTTCACAATTGGCGAATAGTGATGCTGTTCGGCAAGCCGTGGAAGGAATAGCCGAGGCCTTGGAAGCGTTAGCACCCGTATTTTGGATTATCGTTCGTGGCGTTAATGCGGCTATCAATACGATAGTATGGGCCTTTAGTGGCATGGCCAACTTCGTGCGTAATCATATGGTTGCGTTGAAGATTGCGGCCGTGGTACTAGCCGGAGCGATTACGGCGTTAGTGATTCCGCTTGCATCGAGTGCCTTTGCTATGGGGGCTGCGGCTGCGGCAACAATAGCTAAGACAATTGCGGACTTTGCGGAAACGGCGGCAATCCGTGCATTGACTGTCGCTCAAGACGGGTTGAACGTGGCCCTTGCAGAATGCCCGATAACATGGATTATAGCCGGTATCGTTGCCATTGTAGCGTTGGTATTCTTAGCCGTTGACGTGTTTAATTACTTTGCGGATACGTCGGTATCCGTTACGGGCCTTGTCGGAGGCTTGTTCGGAATTCTCGGAGGCGTAATATACAACACGGTTGTATTCGTGTGGAACATTTTTGCGGCCTTGGCGAATTTCTTCGCTAACGTATTTCGTGACCCGTTGGCAGCCGTTGCCAATCTGTTCATCGATATATGGAACGGCATCGTCGGATACGTAAAGGCAGCCGTAAACGCCATTATTGACCTTATCGGGAACATTCCTGGTATAAAGTCCGTTATTGGCGGTGCGATTGACCATATCGGGGAAAACGTATTACAGGCCGAGCATTTCGCTGTTTCCGGCGGCGAGGTGACTGTCGCACAGAAAATGGAATACGGGAACATTTCAGACTTCGCTCAAACCGGGTACGAAATTGGCGACGGGATTGGCGACCGCATCGGAGATATGATGAAGATGCCCGAATTCTCAAATCTTGGCGAATATGATGCGTCGAAGATTGAAAGCGGCGCCGGTAAGGACGGAGCGACCGGAGGAAGTGGCGGTAAAGAAGCGGCGAAAAACGCCAAACAAACGGCAGATAACACGAAGCGAATCGCCGATAAAGTCGACATGACGGAAACGGAAATTAAAGAGCTGCGAGATGCAGCCGTCCGTTCCGCATTAAGCAAGTTTACGAAACAAAACACGGTCGTAAATATCAGTAACGACGTAACAATCAATAACGATACCGATATGGACGGATTCGTATCGGATCTTCGTAAGGGTATCGAACAGGCCGTGAACGGGCAAAGACAGGGGGTCGGTATCTAATGTATTACATGTACCTTGACAGAATGGAGATACCGATACCGCCGGCCGAAATGACGACGACTATCGCCGGCAAGAACGAAACAATAGACCTTATCGGCAAGGGTGAAGTCAATATCATTAAGCCGCCTGGACTGACGGAAGTCAGCTTCAAATTCATGTTGCCTAATAGCAACTACCCGTTCAATCAGTCGACGCTGTTTAAAGGCCGTAAGGCAAAATACTACCTTGATGAGTTGGAGAAGTTAAAGAAGAAAGGCGTTATACAGTTCATTATGGTTCGTATGAGTCCGAAAGGCTCGATGCTCGGTATGAACAACATGAAATGCACTCTCGAGGACTGGACTCTTGAAGATTCGGCCGACGAAGGGTTCGACATGTATGCGAACATAAAATTAAAGAAGTGGAAGGACTGGGGCGCAAAGCGTATCGAGGTCACGACGGACGAAAACGGAAAGGTCACGGGAACGGTACAAGGCGATAGGCCGACAACGGGCAAGGAAGTACCGAAGTCCGTAAAGAGTGGATTCGGTGCGACGCTTCAACAGGTTGTACGGACTCAACTCGGCAATCCGGATAACCTATTCGCCATTGCAGCCTTGAATAAAATCGCTGTTCCGGCCCTTCTGACCTACGGGCAACTGATTAAATTGAAAGACGAATCGCTTACCGAGAAGGTACAGAACGGGGGGCGGATGACGTAATGGCAGACGAACAGAAAAAGGAAGAGCCGAAAAAGTCGGGTCGGGTACTCACAAAGTACCCGATGCCCGTGCCCTTGGAGTATCAATGCGTCATTACGAATAAGGACAAGACGTTTTTATGCGACGTACTGGACGATGTGCAACTGACCAGGGGCATTGATTGCGAGCCGGCAAAACTCACGCTGAAAATCCCGAAAGATAACATACTGGACTTCACAGAAGGCAATCACATTGAGTTTAAAGTAAACGGCGAATTGGTGTTCGTGGGAACGGTATTCGAGGAAAGCCGGGACAAGTCGGCGATTATCTCCGTAACGGCTTACGACCAGTTGCGGTACTTAAAAAACAAGGATTGTTACGTATACGGCGATATTACCGCCACGGACCTCATTAAGAACATCGCCGATGACTTCGGATTGAAAGTCGGGGAAATCGACAACACGGTATATAAATTCCCGGCCAAACCGCAACGCATTGAGAAGGATAAGACCCTAGCCGATATTATTCAAAGGGCCTTGGACCTTACGACCATACAGACCCAAAAATATTACCAACTGTACGACGACGGCGGTCAGCTGATGCTGAAATCGGTCACGGAAGGAATGAAGACCGATATATATATCGATGATGACTGCATGACGGATGTCGATTATAAGACTTCTATCGACAAGGATACATACGACATGATAAAGGTTTATCGTACTGTTCCCGACGGAGCGAGAAAAGTCTTAAAGAACACATACATCGAAATGGACAAGGAACATATCGAGGAATGGGGCCGCCTTCAATGCGTATTGGTTCCCGATGCTAAGGATGTCGATGCCGTTAAGCGAGCGGCGAACATGCTAAAGCTAAAGAACAGAAAGACCCGAGATATACGACTGAAAGGCGTTATCGGGGATATTCGAGTTCGTGGAGGTTCTTTATTGTATGTCAACAACGACTTCGGCGATGTGAATATCAATCAATATATAATGGTTGAGTCGGTTACACACACGTTCAAGACCGGGGTGCATTTAATGGACCTTGATTTATTCGTGACTTACGAAGAAGAACGCAAGACGGAAGTCACGAAGAACGAAGATGCGGAAGCCGTGAAGAAGATACAGGCGGCACAGAAGAAGTCGGAGGCACGGCATATGGGTATCGGCGGTATGGCCACGGGAAGCGGTACAGCAGCACAGGTTGATACAGCATTTTCTATGAACGACGGCAGAGTCAGTCCGTATGGTTCTGTAGGGTGTGCGGATACGGTGTGTGCAGCCGGGTCGTGGTATAACAAAGACCTTGCGGACGAATACAACAAAGGTACCGCATCCGTACCGACCCTTCGAGGGAATCTGGAGGCGAAGGGATACGTTACAGAGTCGTTCAACGGGTACGCTAATAAAGGCGACTTATTGATATATGGCGACGATGACCATGTCGTTATTGCAGACGGTGCAGGCGGTTGTTTTGGTAACTCTTCAAGTAAAGGATACGCCATGCATTACGGCGATGCCGCTTACGCCTGGGGCAACGGCGAGTATCCGACGAAGGTTATACGAATGGGGGCGACGTAAATGCATAACGATTACAATCGCATTGTAGATGCGATGAAGGGCATCGTCGTGAATACGCTTTCCGACCTTGATATGTCAGACATTCTCGTCGGAGAAGTTACAGGCGTGGACCCGTTGGCAATTACCGTCGACCAAAAAATTACAATCCCGGAATCGAATATATTACTGACGAAGAACACATGCGAACATACGATAGAGATGAGCGTTGACCATATCACGGAAGATGCAAGCGGCGGCAGTGGCGATGCCGCTTACGCTCCGCATCATCATGGGTATGTAGGACGTAAAAAATTCTTGGTTCATAACGGCCTTGTCCTTGGCGACAAGGTCATTTTATTACGTGAAAGTGGCGGCCAAAGGTATATCGCCCTTGACCGTTGGTACAATCCCGACAGGGGGTGCACAACAAAATAGCGAATGAATTATTACCGACTTCGGCAACGCAAGGTTCGCCGGAGATTATACAGACCCGTCAGCCTTCATATACGTATAACGTTGAGTTCGAGGCCGACGGGCAAATAAACGGCTTTACAGACGGACTAAAGGCTATGAAGTTAGCCGTATTCAAGATATTAAGTACAGAACGATACCGGTATCCGATTTATTCGTGGAATTACGGCATCGAGTTGGAAGACTTATTCGGACAGCCGATACCGTACGTTTACGCCGAGTTGCAACGTCGCATCACGGAAGCACTTGAAGCCGACGACAGAATCATATCAGTTACGGGATTCGAGTTTAGTCATGACGACGGAGATGTATTTGCAAGGTTCGACGTGGAAACGATATTCGGAACGCTCGAGAATATCACAAAGGGGGTGAGCGTTTAAATGTACGAAAACATGACCTTCGATAAAATCGAAAAAAGAATGTTGGCCCGAGTCAGATCTACTTTCGATAAACGAGAGGGGTCGATTATTTACGATGCGACAGCACCGGCCGCTTTGGAGTTGGCCGAGGCGTATATTATGGCCAGGGTTATACTCCGGCAGACGTTCGCCACGACAGCGGACAGGGAGTTTTTAACGCTCCGAGCCGCAGAGTTTAATATTTACCCGGAAGCGGCCACGCCGGCCGAGGTACTGGGTCAATTCGACATTCCGGTGCCGCTATATACCCGGTTCAACTCCGGTAATTACAATTTCATCGTAACGGAGCTTGTCGATGACGACGCACATACGTACAAGATGAAATGCGAACAGCTTGGCCGAGGCGGGAACACAACAATCGGAGATATTACGCCGATTATTCCCGTTAACGGCCTAACGAGTGCCAAAATCGTAAAGGTCATTACGCCTGGCGAAGATGAAGAGGATACGGAAACGTTCAGGGAACGGTATTTCGAGGCCTTGAAGTCGAAAGCCTACGGAGGAAACGGAGCAGACTATAAAGAAAAAACGCTCGCCATCCCTGGCGTTGGCGGTGTGAAGGTATTCCGCTGTTGGAACGGCGGCGGTACGGTTAAGCTCGTGATTATTAATACCGAATACGAAGTGCCCGACGAAGGGCTCGTTAAGGAAGTTCAAGAAGTCATGGACCCGACTCCGCAAGGAAAGGGGTACGGGCTTGCTCCGATTGGTCACACGGTCACAGTCAAGGCGGTAACGGCAACGCCTATTCCGGTATCCGCATCCGTAATACTCGGAAAAGGGGTCAGCATTGAAGATGTAAAGCCTGTGGCAGAAAAGGCCATCAAAGAGTATTTCGCCAAAGAGCGAGCCGCCTGGGGCAAGAAGTCCGACACGGAGGGAACGACCGTCAGACCGGCTTATATTCTGATGTCCTTATTGAATATTCCCGGAGTCATCGACGTAACAAGCGTTAGGGTCAGAGGCCTGGAAGAGAATACGGGCGTGGGTGCAGAAGCTGTTCCGGTACTTGGCACGCTTGAACTCACGAAAGTGGGTGCATAGCGTGAATTTTGAACGTGATATTGATATATCGAGATACCTCACTCCGGTAAGTCGTGACAGCCTCGACGTTCAGGAAATTATGCGAATTGAAAATCCCGAATTCAGGGCATTGTGGCAGGGGATGTGCGATATTCTCATTAACCAGTACATAAGCACCGCTACGGGGTACGGCCTGGAGCAGTGGGAAGCGATTTTCGACGTTCTACCCGGAGTCAATGACACGGTCGAGGTACGGCGTGACCGCATCATGACACTGCTCGGAGGAAGTAGGCCGTATACGCTTAAAAAGCTGCAAGAACTCTTGGACGACCAATTCGGTATCGGGAATGTATTACCCGAAATTAACGGCGACAAGTATGAAATATGGTTCACACTCTCGAGAGATGTGGCCAATCGAGTACAAGAGATATACGACTGGGCCGAGCCTATCATTCCGAAAAATTTAATCATGAAGTCACAAAGCGAGCAGTCGAGTACGGAAACAATTTACTTCGGCGGTCGTGTCGTGGCTGAAAGCGTGAACGAGGATATATCGATTAACCGAATGAACGAAATCCAAGAACGGGTTTATTACGGCGGCCGCTTGGCACTCGAAACCGTATAAGGGATAGAAAGGAGCGAAAAATATGTGGAGCGAAGCAAAACTGACCAACGCCGGAAAGAAGATTCACGCCGAGTTGTTGGCCAATAAAATGAAGTTAAAAATCGAGGAAATATGGTTCGGCGACGGGGCTGTCAGTGATGTTGAACAGGCAACAGACCTGGGGCATAAGAAGATAAAGGCCGATATTATTAGCGTTATTCAAGACGGGGTCGATTGCAAGGTGCGATTCCGAGTGTCGAACCGAGGCACTCAAGATGCGATTACGCTGCGTGAGATTGGTTTTTATGTACGAAACGCCGATGCACAACTGGTACTATTTTCGGCCATGACAGACGACACGCCGGCGACATTGCCGGTCATGGGGGCTAACGGTGAAACACGTCACACGCTTACAGTGGCGTTCGGCTATTCTAACGCCGAAAACGTAACCGTCGACGGCACAGTTACCGAAGGATTATCGGCCGATGAAGTACGGCAGGAAATAAAAACGCACGACGAAGCCACGGACGCACACAAGAAACAATTCGATAAAAAAGCTGACAAGGCCGATTTCATGGCGTTCAAATCAAACGTTATTGACATTGTAGGCGGCCACAAAAAGCCGTTAGTTATGAAGTCGATTATCGACTGGGAACACATGAAAAGCCTTAACAACGGGGTTGACGTGCGGACAGTGAATAACGCTAATACGGGAATCACGGCATACAGTGGTGATGCGGTTAATTATGATTTCCATCGTGGCGACATTTACTTGTCGGAAGACTTTACAACGTTCGATACTATTTTGGTTATCGGTTCGTATGATGAAGGACACGAAAAGTATATTGCAGAACACAAGGTTTATGCACTGGATTATGTAATGAGTACGCCCGGCCCTGTCGTGCTAATATCTGAAGATAACCGTTTTTGGCGTATTAATTCAAAAGTACAAACGTCAGACATGGGTTCGTCTGGGGTTCCGTCAACCAACACAATGTTTGCAATTAGCATTCAAAACTCGTCTATTGTTGACATTATCGGCATTAAGTACGAAAGGGTATAGCGATGATACATTTCGACGACGAATTACACCTCGGGTCGGACTGGGCTAGAAACTACGTTATCCCGGAAGAGAACGGCGACTACTCAGCCGCCAGTGTTGTAATGAAGGTCCGAGCGATGAACGGGGTTCTGATTATGCAAGGCGAATGCCGAATGAACGGGAATACGGCCGAGGTTCGGATCCCGTCATCGGTAAGTCTTCAAGCGAATCCGAAAGTCATGCACGCAAAGTACGATGTATTTATTCATACGCCCGAATGGACGTATAAAATTGTTATGGGCAAAATGATGATAATAAGAGATGTTTCGATGCATTAGCATCGCCGAAGAGGGGGAACAAAAACATGGAAGAAAAACAAAAAGTAGAACTCACATTACCGAATCCGCTTAATATTGCCGTGCAGGTCCCTGGGCTACCCGGCAAAGACGGTAAGAGTGCATATGAAGTGGCCGTCGAACAGGGCTTTGTCGGCACGGTCGACGAATGGCTTGAGAGCCTTCACGGACAGAACGGCAGCAGCTCCGAACCCGTCAGTATGAACTTCCCGACTGTGTATCAGATGATGAAGGCTAGAGCAATGAAGGTCGACAGCGATAGCCTCGAGGACCTTCTCAAGGCATTACTGCGTGAAGTCATTCCCGACGGTCGCTATACGTCGTATCTTGCAGAATTCAAGCTCGTTGACGGTACGTCGGTAGCAGTCGGCGATACGGTCGTACATGTGGAAGGTCAGCCCGGTTTTTACGTGGTTGACACGAACGGCAATCGTCAGATGATACCCGACAGCGGACGGCTCGATTTTGCGTTATCTTCTCCGTTCGACGGTAACGAGAAGATTCTCACAATGGAATATCCGACCGGTAACGACGGTACGGCCGCTTCACTTACAATCCCGGCAGTGCAGACGGGGGGAAGCGAAGAAGTGCTATTCAATGAGAATAATGTGCGGATATATAAGCGTTCTGACGGACAGGCTGTACTTGAATTCCCGGCATACACTATGCTCGACACGATATATAATAATCCGAATCTTGACTCACTTCACTTTGATAGCCTTGAGCTTAACGAACTTTCGAGCGGCGACGACATTACGATTACGGGCATGATGCTACTTGCAAAATTGACGACAAAAGTGTATTTCTCGAGAGATAAGGAAATGCCTAGACACGTTTCGCTGCCTAATCAATCCGAGCGGCTTAACCTTGAGTTCAGACGGAAGGGCCGAGAAGAAGGGTACGCCGATGACGTGTTTAGTTGGGCGAATATCGACTGCGATGGCTCGACTTGGGATAGCGGCGTAGGGGTCAGCTATGTTAAGCGAGACATACTGTAAAGGAGGCTTTCGATGTGGACATGGAGTTTTGAGTTAGCGGACGTTTTGACGACCCTCACGATTATAAGCATTATAAGTGCGGCTGCTTATCGGTTAATTCTTTTGCCGATCCTTCAAAAACTTGATGTTGAGCGGATTCAAGATAGAACATTCTTCTCTGACAAGTATGACACTCTCATCGAGACGCTTAAAGAGCTGAAAGAAGAGATTAAACTCTCAAGACAGGAGCGAATGCAACAAGCTCAGCGGCATCTTCAGCTTGTTGGGCGGGTTGACGTATTAGAGGCTCGTGTAAATGATTTGCGTAATGAGCTGCACGAGAAAGAGAAGAAATCATGAATATCGACAAGGTAAATGTGGCAGACTTAGTAGTCATCACAGGGTTGGTTGCAGCCCTTGTGATGGCTATTTTATTTAGTCTCAATGAGTTGGCTATGTCGATAGCAAGTGGCCTTTTAGGCTATATCGGCGGTGCTAAGACCGCTGTACACAAATCAGAAAGGAGCGATGAACGATGAGAGAAGTAACGCTACACGAATTAAAAGCATTGGCTAAAGCGGCCTACTGGGATCTGTGGAATGGAGCGAGAAGTCTTGATCGTGATGTTAAGCTGTATATCCATTGGACGGCAGCTCGTTATAATCAGACGTTCGACGAGTATCACGTAAATATCACAGGCGACGGCAGAGTATTTGTATCAACGAATGATTTAGCCGAGGTCAAAAACGCAACGTATAGGCGTAATACCGGCAGTATCGCCATTACACTTTGTTGCGCTTATGACGCAACGGGTCCCGATAACTTAGGACCGTATCCGCCGACAGAGGCCCAAATTAATGCAGTGTCACAGGTTATCTGCGTTCTGGCCGATGCATTGGATCTTACGATCGACATTGATAGGGTTATGACGCATGCCGAAGCGGCAGATAATGAAGACGGGCTTAATACTCATGAAGATTACGGGCCGAACAGTACTTGTGAACGGTGGGACTTGTGGGTACTCCGTAATGGCGAAGAACCCGGAACAGGTGGCAATCAGTTAAGAGGAAATGCTAATTGGTACAGAGCTTATGGTAATTTACAAAATATATAATGTATTATAAGGAGAGATAATTATGGACAAGAAACAGATTTTAAATATCTTAGCAAAAGAAGCAGCACAGGCGGCTAAAGACCAAGCAACGGCGACGCTTGCGGCGTTATCTGCCGATGATTTGCGGCCGCTAGTTGCAGAACAATTGAAGACGATTACAGCACCGTTACAGGTAGAAATCGAAACGACTCAATCGGTGTGGGTGAAGATTCGCAATCGGATTTATCTGCGAGTCATTAATTCTGCGATAGACAATATCATACAGACAATTCAAGACGGATTAACAGAGTTGGCCAAGAAATAAGAAAATGCCCTCAAGTAGCGTGGTTATACGTTACTTGAGGGCTTATTTTTTTTTATGTAAATGAAAGAAAATTCTTGATAATACTCGTTTAAACGTGTATAATAAAGACATACCAAGAAGAAAGGAGGAATCCGATGGGGAAAGAAAAAATAGGACTTGTAACAGCGGTAACTCAGTTGGCGACTGCAATAATACTGCTGATACAAGCCCTAAGAAACTAAAGGAAAAGGCTACTCGAAAGGGTAGCCGCCCCTTTGGGGGTATTATACCACATCGGAGAACAGAAATGGAAAAAAGCATAAGAATTGCGGCGTTAATTATCACATTGGCAGCGTTATTTATTGTATTGTGGAGGTGGTAATGGAATGATTATTAATGAAGTGATGACGGCTGCAGAAGCGGCCGTCATTTGGGGCTTGTCGCCAAGGACAGTACAGCAGGCATGCACGGGATATAAAGGCGGTAAGCCTAGATTTACAGACGAAGAGGCGAGGTTATCAGGGCGTATTTGGCTTGTTACTCGACAAGGGATGGAACGGCTTTATGGAAATACATGCCGAGACTCAAGGGTTGAATCGGTCGGAAGCCATTCGGAAGTTAATTAATGAGGCTTGATTTTCTACCATATTTTCTACCAATGTTTCAAAAATTTGCACCGCATAGCAAAGGGCGATACTTAAGAAATGGCTTAATGACAGTATGTAGAGTATTGTCTACTGACGCACAAGAATCGTCCAAACTGATTGGAAATCATGTGTGCGGTGAACTCCGTACCCAGGGTTCAAATCCCTGACTCTCCGCCATACT